CACTTATTTCTAATATATCTCCATTATTATGTATGTTGGTATAGTTACTATTTACTTGCCAACGTAAATCGGCTAGTTCCCATTTTGACTTAACTTTAACCTTATAATGTAATCTTGGTAAAACCCCGCCCATAAATAAAGTATCAGTTATACCAGCTATATCTATATCAGAAGGTAACTGTTCTACCTCTATTTCTGGTTGGTCATTTACCTCTAAACCCTGAAAAGTTATTTTAGCGGCTACGTTATATGGAAGGTATCTTTCAAATATATAATGTACCATCCTCCTAAAAGCAATGAAATCTGCTAATGAAGCCGGTAAATTATTGGTAAATATGAGAGCCTCATTAGCTGATACATACTCATCTTGGTTATCAGTGTAAACTATCTCTGTATTATTGTATTCTGTTATACCTTCATATAAGTTAATCAATTGGTCATATTTTCCAGATAATATAAGCTCATCTGATCCTCTAAACCATACATCATTAATATCCCTAAAACCAATTATGTTAGAGATATCTGCTGTAATAAAGAAACACTGTTGACATCCATATATTTTATCATAGGTTAATCCTGTATCATAAGAATCTCCATAAGCATCATACTCTGGAGGTCTAACCATCCAATAAAAATTACCAAAGCCATCATTATTACCTTGTATTGGGTCAGTTATTGTACAAGTTAGACCATAGAACTTAAATAGAGTTTCAAAGAACTTTTTGGTACCCCTTATCTTAAACAAAGTAATAGCGTATTTTAGTATAGACCTTATACGCTTTTCACTTAAGATTAGAGGACCACTTTTAGTATAGGTCCATACTTTTGACAAATCCTCTAACTCTTCTATAGACTTTAACCCATTATAGTATTTCTCAAACTTACCTTTATCTATATTTGGCATACAAGCCATAGGTATCTGACCAAAAAATTCCCATAAGTAATTAAGGTAAATACTTGGTACATTATCTATGTCTATTAGTTTTACTGTATTATCTATGTCTGGAGTTACTACATCCTCAAGATAAGTACCACATACCTTAAGGAATCTCTCTAATATACCCTCACCATTAACTTTATAAGTATCATTGTCTTTATACTGATGAGGGAAAAAGTTTATAAGATCTTTCAGATTCATAGTTAAAGCACTTCGTTAACAGTTAAATTAAGGTTATTAGTATCTTGGAATATTGGTAAATTATAACCAGGTTCTATGTAATCAACATTAGGTTCTGATACTTGAATAGTATACCTGTAAGTAGCTTGATACCCATTTGCCACTATAGCCAGAGTAAATTTATTATGATTACTACCATCCAGCACAGTCAAAGCAGAACCCACTACACCTTGTGTAGAAAAATTACCAGCTTTAGACCTTACTTCAAATTGAGTAGTTGATGTAAAGATGATGTAGTATATCATACTACCATTTAAGTAATCAACTATAAACTGATCTATTATTAACGAGCTATTACCGTAAATGATAGTTGGCCATGGCTTAACATAGAACTTATTGATATGTAAGTAATCTACTGAAGGTAAGTTATCTATCAAAGCGTATATGTCTGATATCCTTACTTGGCCGCCTATTTCAGATTTTTCAATAGAATATTTATCCAACAAGGCTTGCCTGATTTGAGTTTGGATTTCACTTTTAGAGAATGACTTACGACCTGTTACATCTATGTCTAAACATATCTCGGTTAAACCAGCTGACTTAACTCTAAGCCATGTAGTCAATGGTGCACAGTCTTTTAATTTATTATATACTCTATCTATAAGAGTAGATGAAGCAATAGTTCCGTTATCGGGTGTGATGTATATATTTAATTTCTTACCGCACTCATATTCTGCTGCAGCTTTATTTACACCTTCAACTAGCATAGCTATATCTACAAAATCCTGCTTTGTAATAGCTACTCCTAAAGTTCTAACATGGAGTGGTATGTGTTCCTTAAGCATTTCAAAATCCTCATAGCTAGAACCTCCACCAGCTTTATATGGGTTTGAGCAAGTAGCGTCTAATACTATACTAGATATAACTCGTGGTACTACTGTTATCTGTGAAGGCTCTATATTAGCAGATACTCCGTAAGTTACATAATAACTACAGTCAGTGATTGTGCTACCTGGGTCTGGAATTAAACCGTTCAATCCATCACCAAATTTAATATAAACATCCATATTAAAGTCAACCTCAGTGGTAAAGTGTTTATCAAATCTACCAGAAAAAGCAAAAGTATCAACCCAGGTCCAAGATTCTCCGTTAATCTCCAATGACATAGTACCATGTTCATAGTAAGTTTTATTGTTCAAACTTGGTACTTTAATCTTAAGTGGTGATTTTTCTACTCTTATATTTGGTATAACGTAGTTAATAAGTCCAACTTCGGTATGTACCTGATGTTGAATTAAAGGTACTACCACTTCAGTAGTATTAGAATTCCATACAGTATCTTTAACTACTTCCCAAGGTCTTCCTGATGTATCTCCAAATTCCCAACCTTTTATAATTAACACTTCTGCACTTAAATAATTACTGCTTAATGGTCTGGATAATACTACATCCACTGTTGGAGCTACAGCCCCTTTTACCCTGTAATCTACTAAAGTTCCGTGTTTTACTAAAGAATCATATCTTCTAGCAGTACTAAAAAAGGTCTCTCTTCCCATATTATCTATGTAATAGTGAAGTACCTCTGCTATAGCTGAAAACATAGATATTATCATAATAAGGATATTTCCCTCACTATAATCAGTAATAAGGGTATTACCTTTATCATCTTTAATACCTCTAAGATCTTCTATTAGCTTGGTCTTTATCTGCTGATAAGACCTTTGTAATGGATTAAGCCATGGATTTGAAACACTCATAGTTTTTGCTTATTTAGTTAATTATTTATTTATTTATTTTCTATATCGTAGGTTAATATGCCATCTCTACTAGAGTTTGTATCAGTTAATACATAAGTAAATATCAGGTTTATTTTAGAAGATTCTCTTTGAATCTTAGTCCCTTTGTATGTAATCCTACTTTCCCAATTCTCAAAGGCTTCTCTCATAAACTGATTGATTATAAATGATTGGGCTTGTGTATTCTGTTCTTCAAGACATTCCCATACCCGGGATCCAAAATCTTCTTCTCTGAATTTAGTACCTATCTGATGAAGGAATACTGCCTCCAGATTATTCTCTATTAACTTAAGGTCTCCCTTTACAGGATACCAACCTTTTTCACCTCTACTATTTTCAGTAAGTATTATAGGAAATAATACTCCAGAGCCTATTAAGGCTTCATATATACTTTGATTTTCCATTAGTGTGTAAAGCTTTGGTCTTCGTAATCTGATTCAGAAAAAGTACTAAAATTACTACTATGAGGAGTAACAGGTACTGCTGAAGTACCTCCTCCTATAGTTACTCCTGAATGAGTATGAGTATTAAAAGTGGCCTTAAGAGCTTCTATTTCAGAAACTAGTTGATTTAGCTTTTGCGTAAGTTCTGATATGTTAATTACTCCTCCGTTATTTCCACCATTAATCTCTACTAACTCACCTGAACATACCTTAATTGGGCCGTGGCTGAAAGATACTATATCTCCGTTGATAAATATATCAAGATGGCCATCACTTTCATCTAAAGTTATTATATTACCTTTAGGAGTGACTAAACCCATAATATCAGGGTTATTTAATGCTAAAGGTATCTCTCCGTTAGCCCAACCATGGTAACTCCATACTGGTTTAGAAAGATCTCCACCTTCGAACTCTACCCATACAAAATCACCAACTTTTGGAGTTAAAAACTTAAACCCTGACTTATAGGCTCCATGTTGCCCTTTTGGTTCGGCCCATAATATTATACCCTTAACCTGAGGTACACATACTTTCAACCTATTTTTACAGGCTGGATCATCATTTTTAGTAACTATACCTTTATAAATGGAATAGTATCTTCCGATACCCTCTAAACCATCAAAGGTCAATACTTCTGCTAAATCTTTCATCTCCTTTGTGGATTTCCGTGTTGTTCTACAAAAGCCGAAGCAGGTCGACCGTATTTTTTTATTTGTTCTTGTGTAGGTTTTTTCTTAAGGGTTAAAGTCATTTTACTATTACCCTTATTTGTAACAGTACCACTTTGAACTACTACATCTTGCTCACCAGATAACTTCAACATAATAAGATTCCTTTTATCCTCATTTGAAGCTACATTGTAATAATAAGCTTCGGCTTGAGTTAAATTTATATTATTAACAGGAACTCTATTATCAGTAGTCGATGGGTCATTATTTAAGTCCTCATTATTAACCTCATGACCTCCTCTAGTTGAAACCGTTCCAAACCCATTTATACCTTTATGTCTTGATAATTCCATTTGAGTAGTATAACCAGATTGGCTTTCCATATTATGAGTACATGATTTAATATACCATTTACCGGACCATTTCTTACCAACCCCGGTAATAGTGACCACCTGTGAAGTTGCTAAAGATGGGTTACCAACTACTGTTAACTTAGCCACCAGTTTACGCTCTGTAACTAGTCTAGTACGATTAGCAGCAGCAATAACCCGATTAATCATGTCTATGTCAAGTCCTGGTCCATACTTTCTTGTATAATAAGCTGATAATAACCTATATCCAGATATTACAACATCCATTTGTCTTTTACCAAATACAGTTACATATGGCTTACCATTCCTATCATACTGTATAGTAGGACTTATCCTACGAAAATTAGGGTTTCCATCTACATAGGCTTTAACAGCTTTCTCTGCATATACTTCTGTTCTAGCCTGATCTTCATATTTACTGAAAGCTCCAAGAGATACATCAAAGGTTTGATACCCCTCAACTTCAGCTCCAGTATAACCTGTGCCATGAGAAGCTATACTATTAAAACCATAGTATAAATCTGAATACCTTCTTTTTAATAAATCATCAAGATATCCGTTCTTAGCAGCTTTATCTATTTCTGACTGAATTTGTCTAACAGTTTCTATATCTCCACCATAAGTTCTCATCAAAAACTCCTCAACATTACCAGTTAAATCTTTAGTAGCTAAGGTCTCATTTATAGCATCTTCTGTAGCTTGAGCTGAATTAAATAGTTGACCATTTGCCATTTGATAGTGCTTATAAGCACTATCTGTAGAAGCCTGTATCTTTCTATTCTCTTCATTCTTACGAATTGAATTTATAAGCTTTATCCTTTCCCAACCGGCCTCTGACAAAGCTGTTTGATAATTATTACCTTGTGGAGAAGTTCTAGACTTGATCTTTTGATTAAGTACATTTAACTCATTTTCTGACAATTTTCCACTTTCATAGTCATTAACTATCCTATCCTCATTCCAATTACCATTATCTAGATCTTCCAAGTAGTCTTCTGCAATTTTCTTCTTACTAACATCTAGATCAAGATCTATATAATCATCTTCACCAAGGTCCTTATCCATACCGACTCCAAGAGAAGCCGACCCGCGAACAGAGTGGGTTATGTATTGAGTTTCAAATGATACGTCTACTACTTCACCGTTTTCAAATTGATAGTTGTAGTTATACCTAGATGGCTCTTGTAACTTTTTATTATGGATATACAATACACCATCTATACTATCTACATACCATGGACCATCTGGAAATTGTTGTACTTTTTGTTGAAGCTGTATAGTGAGATTATTACCTACTTCTCCAAAGTCAAGGTTTAAAGCTTGCCTTACCCAATCAGGCATAGGTACTTCTCCAATCTCAGCAAACTTATTGGCATATATAACTACTCCAGTAGTTTCTATTATTGGGTTAGTAGGTTCTTGTGGTTGGTCAAATACTTTATTACTAACAAGTACCGGGCTTACAGAATTATCTTGTACTTCCATACTAATAATTAAACTTTTCTATGATTATACCCAAACCTATATCACAACCTCTATCAAGGTAATCTGCCATAGAAGATACACCATCATCATCATCATCTTCTGCCGAAGGTCTGTGTGAAGGTAAAGTTCTTAACTCTACAGTAGCATCCACGCATTTAAGTGTGATGTGAGTACCATTATTATCAAAGGTAGCATTCACATCCTTTATTTTTAACCCTCTCAATGGACCAGAATAAGTTGAACCGTCTGAGTATATATAACCCCACTGTATGTTCAAAGTTCTACCTTCTTTGAAAGCAT